GATACGAAATACAAGCTAGTTCGACTCTACCAATTGCAAGTATTTTCTTAAACGGAAATATACATTATACAGCTGGATCTTCAGCTAACTATGTATCTAAAGTTACTTTAAATACATCGCAATTGAATGCGAACGATACTACTCAAATTCGTGTCATTGGAGTTGCAAAAGGCTTCAATAATGAATTATTAAATGATACAACTTACGCTACAAACGTAGTAGTAACTGCTATTATTAATAACCATTTCTATAAACAATTTACAGGAGTATAAGAATATGGCTATATCAAGAGGACAGCTAGTCAAAGAACTAGAACCAGGATTGAATGCACTATTCGGCCTGGAATATAAGAGATACGAGAATCAGCATCTTGAAATTTTCGATACTGAAACTTCAGACAGAGCTTTCGAAGAGGAAGTAATGTTATCAGGTTTCGCTAACGCGGAAATCAAGCCGGAAGGATCTGCAGTTGTATTTGACAATGCGCAAGAAACTTTCACAGCTAGATACACTCATAATACCGTAGCACTTGCTTTCGCAATCACTGAAGAAGCGATTGAGGACAATTTGTATGACAGACTTGCGTCTAGATATACAAAAGCTTTAGCAAGATCTATGGCAAACACTAAACAAGTAACTGCAGCTAACGTTCTAAACAACGGTTTCAGTACATCTTATGTAGGTGGTGACGGAGTTTCTTTAATAAACTTATCACACCCAACTATTGCTGGTTCATTCAGTAATACATTGGCTACACAAGCTGATTTAAACGAAACTTCTCTTGAACAATCGTTGATTGATATCAACTCGTTCACAGATGAGCGTGGTTTAAAAATTGCAGCTCAAGGTGTTAAATTAATCATTCCAAAAGAATTACAATTCACTGCGGAAAGATTAATGAAATCAGCTGGAAGAACACAAACTGCTGATAACGATATCAATGCGATCAAATCAATGGGAATGGTTCCACAAGGTTACGTGGTTAACAATTTCTTAACTGATACTGATGCATTCTTTATCAAAACTGACGTTCCAAACGGTATGAAGATGTTCGTAAGAGCACCTATCAAAACTGCTATGGAAGGTGATTTTGATACTGGTAACGTTAGATACAAAGCTAGAGAAAGATACAGCTTCGGCTGGTCTGACCCTAGAGGTATCTTCGGATCATCAGGATCTGCTTAATATTTAAGCAAATTTTATTTAATGGGGTGGGTATATCTCACCCCATTATTATGTTAGAAAGAAAGAATTATGACAAAAATGTTTCAAGTAAAAATTAGAGCTTATGGTCACATGGCTAATTTTGACATTGAAGCTGAAGATAGTGCAGAAAGTATAGAACTAGCTATCCTTGACAAAATAGGAAAAAAAGGTATATTACTAAAAGACAGCATGCGATCTTTTGCTAAAGATAAATGCTGGATAACCTATGAGGAGGTTGTAGATGATAAATCACGTTCAAGCTCTTTACACAAAGAAGAGAGCCCTAGAACTTGATTGGGAGCAACACTACGTTCAAGAGGGAATATATACTCTTGACATGGTTAGGATTGACGAAAAAATTCGTGAAATCATTAACCAGATTAAGATGTCTGAAGCTGAAATAGCTACAAGACAAATTAAAGTAGAAATGGCTGCTCCTGAGTTTTCTGTAGCTAGCTAAACCTAGCTATTTATATCCGAAAAGTAGATTTTCGATGCAGGTATCCCTTGCGCTATTCAATAAATTCAGTTATATATTAAGCACTATACATAACCTTCTGATCTAGACGCGTATAGTCGACAAGCCTAGAGACTAGATTGGAAAAACTAGGAGAATATACTTATGGCAAATACAACTTTTTCAGGCCCAGTTAGAGCCGGAACAATCGTTGATACTACAGGAACTACACTTGGAACAAATGTTAAAAACATTGGACCAGTTGTATTAACTCAATCATCAACTGTAGCATTAACAAACGCAACAACAGCAGCTACTGCTCTTGGAATTATAATTCCAGCGAACAGTCAGATACTTAGTGTTGTAATAATGATAGAACAACTTTTTGCAAACTCAGCAACTACGACTATTGCAGTAGGAAAAAGTGCAGCAGATGCAACTAATCTTATAGCAGCAGCTTCCGTTTCTGCTACGGCAACTTCAGTTAATCCAACTGTACCTGCTAGCGCGGGCGCGTGGAGAACTGTAGGAACTTCTGATGTTGAATTATATGGAATAACAGTTGCTAACTCTGCAACAGCAGGTAAAGCAAGAATCGTTGTTACTTATAGTCAAAACGCAGCATTAGCAGCACTATAATAAATTAATTTTTAAGGAGCTCGAAAGGGCTCCTTAATATAAGGAGAAAAAATATGAAGTCAGATGTAAAACCAGTTGTACTAGCAAGTAATATTAGTACTGCAGTTTTGTTTACAGGACCTACAAGATTAAGAGGCTATATGATACAAGCTGGAGCAACTTCAGGAAGTTGTATTATTAATGGTTTAGCAAATGCGTCAACTGTTAGCACTTCAACTAACACACAAGTTTATATTCCAATTCAAGTTGGAGCAGGCGGAACTGAAACTTTAAACCTACCAGAAGACGGCGTTTTATATGCTGGACGAAATGGAACAGGAATAGTTGATGGTGTTGGAGTTGCTTCAAATTCAAGCGGATTAACTGTTACGTTATTTATAGAAAAGTAGGAGTCAAGTATGGCTACCACTTCAGGCACTACAGTTTTTGAAAAAACTTTTACTATTGATGAAATAATAGAAGAGTCTTACGAAAGAATTGGTCTTATCAATAATACTGGTAACCAAATGAAAGCAGCCCGTCGCTCGTTGAACATTATGTTTCAAGAGTGGGGCAACAGGGGTCTGCATTATTGGGAAGTTGCAAATAATTCAATTTCCATGGTTAATGGTCAAGCTGTTTATACTCTTTACCGATCACCGACAGATGGAACATCAGATGGTGTATTTAGTTTTTTAAATGGTGGAATTACTGCAGTAAGTTCAACAATTACATTAGATTCAGTTTTCCAATTTCCAAGTTCAGGTACATTATTAATAGATTCTGAACAAATTACTTATACAACGGTTAATACCGATGCTAATACTATTACAGGACTTACAAGAGGTGCTAATGGCACAACAGCTGCAATTCACGCTGATAATACTGCAGTATATAATTATGATTCAATTGTTTATGGAACAGGAGATATTTTAGAAGCAGTTTATAGAAATACGGAGCAAACTCCAGTAGTTGATTTTCCACTTACAAAAATAGATAGATCCGCTTACAGTGGTTTATCTTCTAAATTTTCAACAGGTACACCTACACAATATTTTGTAGAAAGATTTATAGATAGAATTACGATTACTTTATTTTTAACTCCTGGATCAGATGAAGTTAATAATGTTGTAAATTATTATTATGAAAAAAGAATTCAAGACGTTGGAGCTTATACTAATATTACAAACGTTCCATATAGATTTGTTCCGTGTATGTGCGCGGGACTGACTTATTATTTAACACAAAAATTTGCACCACAAAGAGTACAAGAAATGAAATTATTATATGAAGATGAATTAAAAAGAGCATTAGAACAAGATGGCTCTTCATCAAGTTCATTCATAACACCTAAACTTTACTATCCGAGCGCATAATGGCAAATTTATCTAGAGGAAAATATGCTTACATGATCTCTGACCGTTCTGGTCAAAGATTTCCGTATCAAGAAATGGTACAAGAATGGAATGGTTCATGGGTACATATTACTGAATATGAAGCAAAGCAACCTCAATTAGACCCAACTCCAACAACAGCGGATCCACAAGGTTTACAATATGCACATCCTGATAGAACAGAACCACCCGTTATTATTGAATTAACTCCAGATCCTTTTACTACAATTAAGTATGCAGGTTCTACTTATATTAATGTTTATTCAGAAGATCATGGACGAGCAACGGGTAATATTGTTAGATTTAGAGGACCACCAGAAGTAGTGATCCCGGGCACGCCCGCGCGCGAGACTTCGTTTAAAGATGTTCCTTCATTTGATAATGTAACAGATATTTCAAATGCAAATGGTTTTACGATTACAGTTGGAAAAATTGATTCATTTGGTATTGTTGGAGATCCATTGAATTATTTCTTTTTCCAGAGTACAGATATAGCAACAACAGGAAATGTATCTGGCGGCGGGGCACAATGTTCTGCAGGCCCAGTAACATTAAAAGCTTAATATGACATACGCAGAATTAGTACAAAAAATTAGAGATTATACGGAGGTAGATGCAAATGTATTTACATCTACTATTGTCAATGGATTTATATTAGATGCTGAATTTAGAATTTTAAGAGAAGTAGATTCTGATAATAATAGAAAATATGCAACAGCTGCTGTTATTGCAGCTCAACCTTACGTAAGTACACCTCTTTTAACAGATCAAACTTTGATTATAAGAGAAGCTCAAATTATACCAGGTGGTGCATATACAGGTCCTAATGCTGTAGTAGAATATAGAGATACTGGATTTATTAATGAATATAACAGCACTAATGCACAAGGATTACCTAAATATTTTAGTTATTGGGACGAGCAAACAATAGTATTAGCCCCAATTCCAGACTTGACATATACAATGCAATTAAATTATATCTTGAAGCCAGCAGGATTATCTGTTAGTAATACGACAACATATTTAAGTAATCAGTTTCCCACTGGTTTATTGTATGCATGCCTTGTTGAGGCATACGGGTTTTTAAAGGGTCCGGCAGACATGATACAATTTTATGAACAAAAGTATCAAAGTGTGTTACAAGGATTCTCTATTGAACAAATGGGAAGAAGAAGACGAGATGAATTCCAAGAAGGTTCACCTCAGATTCAAAAACAAGGATAGGAAAATATTATGGCAATAACACAAGCAGTAGCAAATTCTTTCAAAGGACAACTTCTACAAGGTCAGCATAATTTTACGTTGACAACAGGAAACGTTTTTAAATTAGCTCTATACACAAGTGCAGCAACTTTAAATTCAGCTACAACAGTTTACACTTCAACAAATGAAGTTGCAAATACTGGTCAATATGTAACAGGTGGCGGAATTTTAACAAATGTATCACCAGTTGTTTCAAGTGGTGTTGCATTTATAGACTTTGCAGATATATCTTTTACTGGAGTTACTTTAACTGCAAGAGGAGCTTTAATTTATAATACATCAAACACTAACGCAGCAGTTGCTGTATTAGATTTTGGTTCTGATAAAACAGCTACATCTGGAACTTTCACAATTCAGTTTCCAGCAGACACATCATCAGCAGCTATTCTAAGAATCGGCAACGCATAATAGGAGATACCTATTATGGCTGGTTGGGGAATACAAAGTTGGGGTTTTGGAAAATGGGGACTTCAAGGAGATGAACTTGTACTAGTTACAAGTGTAGTAGACTCTCCTATCGCGTGGAATTCAGGAAATTTTGGTGCAAATAATTGGGGGGGCCAATTTAATAATATTGGTATTTCATTAGGCAATGAAACTGTTACAGCCGAAGTTAATGAAGGTTGGGGAAGACTCGCGTGGGGAGAAAATGTTTGGGGAGCTCAAGCAACAGTAATTGATGATTTAACAGGTCAACAAATAAATTTATCTTTAGGAAATTTAGGATTTAAAATAGATACAATAGTTGAAGTTCAATCAACTGTTAATACAGGATGGGGAATAACTAGTTGGGGATTAGGAAGTTGGAGTAATGGAGAAGTTAGTACAGCTTTATCTATTTCAGAAGGTGAACTTGATCCAAATCCAGATGTTGAATTATCTGGTTTACAATTAAATATATCATTAAATAGTGTATCTATTATAGGAGATGCTTCATTATCCCTAATAGGTCAACAATTAAACATATCTCAAGGAACTGTAGAAGGTATACCAAACACAATAGCAGACTTAACAGGTCAACAATTAAATGTTGTTGAAGGAGAAGTAGATCCTTCACCAGATGCTACAGTTACTGGTATTGGAATGACTGTTGCTTTAGCAGTTGGAACAGTTATTGCGGGAGATGCAAATACTTTAGTTACAGGAGAACAACTAAATATAGCTCAAGGAACTGCAATTGGTGATGCAAATACCATTGCAAGTGTTACTGGAATAGGTTTAAATATAGCAGTTGAAACAGTGTTTGCAGGTGGAACTTCTATTATAGAAGTAACAGGAAATGGATTGACTATAGCGTTAAATAGTATTAATAATCAAATCTGGACTGAAATTAATACCGGAACTGATGCAACTTGGATAGAGATTGACACAGCCGCATAAATTTAATAATATAACAAAATAAGGATAAAATTATGGCATCAAGTTATTCTACGGATCTTAAACTAGAAATTCAAGTTACAGGCGAAAACGCCGGTACATGGGGTGATATTACAAATACAAATTTAGTTATTCTTCAGCAAGCAATTGCTGGTTATGAATCGGTTGCATTAAATGCAACAACAGGAGTTACATTAACATACACTAATGGTGCACTTTCAAATGGTAAAAATGCAGTATTAGAACTTACAGGAACTATTTCAGGAAACGTAGATGTTACTATTCCTTCAGATGCAACAGGACCAGATGAAAAAGTTTATGTAATTAAAAACAGTACATCAGGTGCTTTTACTGTAACAGTAAAAGTTGCTGGTCAAACAGGTGTTATTTTCTCTACAACAGATAAAGGAACAAAACTTTTATATTTAAATGGAACTGATGTTGTAGATTCTAACATTGGAAAATTATCTAATGATTTTGCTCCAACACTTGCAGCAAATTTAGATACAAATGCAAAAAATATTTAAAAAGATGTTGGCAATTTTATTGGTGATGAAAGTGGTAATGAGCAAATTAAATTTGCAACTACAGCATCCGCAGTAAACGAAATTTCAGTTACCAACGCAGCAACTGGAAATAATCCAGTTATATCTGCAACAGGTGGAGATACAAACGTTGGTGTAACTATAACACCAAAAGGTGATCTTGGTAGAATTACATTAAATGGTGAATCAAAAATATTTGGTGTATTTGAAAATGCTACAATTTCAACTACATATATAACTACATTTACTTATGATGTATTAACACAA